GCGCGTCCGGCGAGCGCCTGGACGCGACCACGCGGGCGGTGTGCGGCGCCGCTCCGGACGTGCCGGCCGCAGGCGATCGAGATGCTCGCGGTCCTCGCGCGCCGCTCGCGCCGTGGCCCGGATCACCAGCTCGAGGAAGCGGCGATGCACGGCGTCCGGATCGCTCGGTTTCACCGCGTCACCACGCGCAGCAGATGCCGCATGCTCGCCGGGGTCTCGGGATCGATCGCGAGCGCCTGGCGCACGTGCCAGCTCACGGTTGCTTCTTGCGGTCGCACGCGAGCGCGAGGCGCGCGCTGGCCGCGCACGGCGCGGATCTCCTGCTCGAGCCGGCGCGCCTTCGACCACGCGGATCCCGTGAGCAGGCTCACGGCGGTACGCAGGTGACGATCCCGCGCCATCCGTCGCGCCGTCGCCGGCAGCGTCTCGGTGATCGCCTCGACGGCCCAGCGCCCGACATCTTCCGGCAGCGTCCCGGTGACAACCGCGACCTTGAGGCGCGCGAGGAACTCCGCGGCGGTCTCGGTCTCGTCGAGCAGCTCGTCATCGAAAAGCTGCGCACGCGCAGCTTTTGCCTCGCGTAGCTCGTCATCGAAACCGTGCCCATGGGCACGAATTGCCTCCTCCTCGACGGTGGCGATCACCGTCTGAGCCAGTCGCGCCGCCGCTGAATCCAGCCGTCGCGCCGCGGATGCTCGAGCTCGTCAAGGTCGTCGTCCGGCCACAACCGGGTGCGGTCGGGCAACGTGCGTGACTTCCTCGCGGGCGACGGTGTGACGGCCGCCGCGATCGTCTTCATGGCCGCCTTCGCGGCGGTCAATGGCTTCGTCGGCATCAGGCTCCTCCGATCGCGCGCTCGAGCGCGGTCCAGTCCGATTCCTGGAAGCGATCGAGCCCGACGAGCGCCGCGGCGGCCCGCGCCATCACGCGGCAGTCGAGCAGGTGGTTATCGCGACCGGGGATCAGGCACCACTCCAGGACGACGTAGCCCTTGCGGGTCTTGTGCGCCACGAGCTGCTCGGCAGTCAGCTCGCGGAAATACTCCTCGGGATACTCGGCCGCGAACGAGCAGAAGCCGGGCGGGGGTTCGCTGCCGTCGACCGGCGCCTCCAGGCGCAGCCAGCCGTACAGCTCGCTCTTCGCGATCGAGACCGCGATCGGCCACACGCGAGCGCCGCGCTTGAGCTTGCGGCCGGCGTGCGTGACCTCCACGGGCGTCGGGGCGCCGATCAGGACGCCGCCGTGACTGTGGCCCTTCGTGGCGATCACCCGGCTGATCGGATGCCGGCGCGTCCAGGCATAGACCGTGTTCGTGTTGTAGCCGCTGTCCACGGCCAGCATGCGGATCGGCATGTCGACGCCGGCCGCGTGCGGGAACGTCCGCGCGAGCAGCGCGTCGAGATCGGCCCACGGGCCACGATCGAGATCGGCGGTATCCCCGGGGATCACGCCGTAGTCGACGGACCACGAGCGCTTGCCGCGGCCCCAGCCGACGACCTCGACGACCAGACGCTCTTTCTGCACGTCGACGCCGGCCGTGAGGAAGAGCACGCCACGCGGGACCGTGCCCATGCTGTACGGCGCCCGGCGACGCATCAGGTGCTCCCAGTCGGGCGCCTCGCCGCGGTCCTGCCAGCACTCGCCGAGCACCGTGTTCCGGAAGACGCGCAGTCGATCCGGATCCCGGTGTGCCGCGACGAACTGCGCCGCGATCTCGCCCCAGGACATCCAGCCGACGGGCGAGTAGAGCGCCGAGATGTGATACCCGCGCACCTTCGGATCGGCGTCCGGATGCTCGGCGATCCAGACGCCGCGGGCGAGCATGTCGGTCTTCGCGTGGTTCGGGATCATGGCGAAGCACGCGCGACACTCGTACTTCGCCTCCGCCGGCGGCAGCCCGAGCTTCGTCCACGCCAGGCGCTCGAAGTCGAGCGGCTGGAACGCGCCGCAGTCCGGACACGGGACGTGGAACCGCCGTCGATCGCTCGCCTGATACGCGGCCTCGATCGCGGAGCGGCCGGCGATCGTCGGCGTCGAGACCTTGATCCGGCGACGACGCGAGAACGTGCGTTGCCGCGCCTCGACCAGCGCGATCGGCGAGCCTTCGTCATTGACATCGACGGGATACGCATCGATCTCGTCGAGGAAGGCGTATTGCGCCGGGATCGAGCGGAGTCCGACGGCGCTGTTCGCTCCGGTGATGACGCAGATGCCGCCGGGGTACTCCTTGCTGAGCACCGTGTTCCCGGAGTCGCGCGCACGGGCCGGCGCGACCTTGCCGGTGAGCCGCGGCGTGCCGGCGATCAATGGCTCGAGGCGCTGGCGGCTGAACCGCTTGGCGAGCTCCACGGTCGGCTGCACGAGGATCGCGGGACCGGGCGCGTGGTCGATCACGTAGCCCAGCGCGTTCAGGATCACTTCCGAGCCGCCGAGCTGCGCGCCCTTCATCACGATGACCTCCTCGACGTCCGACTGCGCCGACAGCGCGTCGAGGATCTCGCGGAGGTACGGCGTCCGACTCGTGCGCCACGGGCCCGGCTCCGCGCTCGATTTCTTCGGGAGGCGACGATGCGCGTCGGCCCACTCGCTGACTGAGAGCTGCGTCTCGGGCTCGATCCCATCCGCCCAGGCCGCGAACGTCGAGGTGCTACCGCGCACGGAGCACCGTCGCGCTCGCCTGCAGCGCCTGCCGCAGCTCGGCCTCGAGCCGCGCATGCACCTTCATCGCGTCGGTCTCGGCGGCCAGCTCTGCCGCGATCCGCGGCACCACGCCGAGCACGTTCTCCCGGATCGTGCGCGACGCCTCGAACGCCTCCCGGTTCGCCTGGGCGACGGCGATCAGCTTGCCGCTCCGCTGTTCCGTCTGCACCCGGATCGCACGGGCGCGCTCCAGCGCCACCTGACGCTGGGCTTCGCTGAGCGTCGTCGTCGCGCCGTTCGTCCGCGTCTTTGCGGCGTTGTCGAGCCACTCACGGCGGGCGAGCGCCTGGTCGACGATCACGTGACGACCGAGCGCGTCGAGCCCCACCGAGCGCGTCAGCCGGCCGCGGGCGATGCCGTTCCTGATCGCCTTCGGCGAGCAGCCGACCATCCGGGCGAAGGCCGCGATGCTGAGACCGGCCGCCGGCGCCTTCTCGGTGGCCGCCTCAACCGTCGCCATCACCGGGACCCAGACGACATCGCTTCCACGAGCTGGAACTTGCGTCGCCCCCGCTCGCTCCCGAGATCGCTGGCGAAGAACCTAATACCGGCGGCACCCGCCGGCCTCGACGCGACCAGTACGATCCTTCACGCTCACGTGTCGAAGCTCTGCGTTGGCGCCGGGAACACCTCGGGCACGAGGATCATCGTCATGGTCTCGTAGACATCGCTCACCTCCTCGTCGGTCAGCTCGCGGCCACGCGCGCCGCGCAGCTCACGCGCCTGCTGCTTCGCCTCCAGCGCGACCTCGGGATCGAACAGGCTGGCGAGCAGGGCGCCGACGGCGGAATGGACGTCGCGGTAGCGACGACGCGTGTCCTCGGCGGGCGCGTCGTGAAGGCACACGTAGAGCGCATGGCTCGCGTGCGCAAGCGCGAGGCGGGCATCGTGGAGCGCGGGGTCAGGCATCGGTCCTCCGTTCTGTCGTTCGGTTCACAGCACGACCTCACCTGCGGGCTCGTCCTCCCAGGACGCATTGATGCCGTGGCCGTTGCTCGCCTTGCGCGCGGTCTGGAGGTAGGCGTCGAACTTCGGGCCGAACAGCGTCGACGGTCGCAGGTGCTCCTCGTGCTTCGTGCCAGTCCACTTCCGCGCCTGGGCCTGCACGACGGTCTCGGCATCGTCGAGCGTGAAGCCCTCGGCGATGCGCTTCGTGATCTGCCGGAGGTTCGGTGCCGTTGCCTTGAACTCCGATCCGGTCACTCGATTCAGAACACTCAACCAGTCGGGTGCACCGAATCCCCCGCTGGGGGATTTAGGGGGTTCAGTTAATAACGCCGTTAATGAGCAGTTAGGAGGCACCTGGTGCCGGTCACTCTGCACTCTCGTGCCGGTCACCGTGCACTCAGGTGCCGGTCGCTCAGCGTCATGTGAGCGGCACGTGGTGCCGGTCACCTTCGGCATCGTGTGGAGCGCCTGCACCTCGA